TTGGCTCAAGAAACGCGGTCTAATGCCCGGTTTAACATTCTCAAATGAGCTTATTTCCCGCGACGAGGCGCTTCATTGTGAGTTTGCGATTCTGTTGTATAGCAAGTTGGAGAAGAAGTTACCAAAGTCAAAGATACACGACATTGTCAAGGAGTGTGTTGAAATCGAAATCGAATTCATATGTGAGGCTTTGCCGTGTCGATTAATTGGAATGAATAGTGAACTGATGGGACAATATATCCAATTTGTAGCCGATAGACTTTGCGTACAATTGGGCTATCCGAAGATATATAATGCGGCGAATCCATTCCCATTTATGGAGCTAATCAGTCTTGAGGGTAAAACCAACTTTTTTGAGCGAGTCGTTTCAGAGTATGCCTTGGCAAATGTCACAAAAACTGAAGCAGACTTTGATTTTACCGATGAGTTTTAAAAAAATATTATAAAGAATTATTATAAAATTATTATATAGAAATAAATTTTTATATAATATAATATAAAATGTTTGTTCAAGGACTGTTATTGTTTTCGTTTATATATGCGACCAATGCTGCGTTTGTTTACACAGAAGAGGCGCTTCTGGACCAAGTAACTGAATTACCTGGGCTTCAAAATTCGCTCTCTTATAATCAATTCAGTGGTTACATTCAGCTGCCAGGTACTCAAAAGCATATCCATTATTGGCTTGTTGAGGCCGAAACAGACGCGGATACAAAGCCACTTGTGTTTTGGACTAATGGTGGCCCGGGATGCTCTGGTCTAATTGGTTTTCTTACGGAGCAAGGCCCATTTCGCCCTACTGCCGATGGTCAAATCCAAATTAATTTAAATGCGTGGAACAAGGTCGCCAATATGGTGTTTTTAGAGCAACCTGTTGGTGTTGGATTCTCCTACTCGGATGTAGAAGACGATTACAAAATTGGCGACGACCAGGCCGCCAAGGATAATTTAGCAACAATTCAGGGTCTCATTCAGAAATTCCCTCATTTTACCAAAAGCGACTTATTTATTACCAGCGAGTCATATGGTGGCCATTATATGCCGACTTTAGCAAACGAGATTGTGAATTACAATGACGCGCAAAAAGATTCTTCTTTAAAGTTGAATTTTAAGGGTTTCGCGGTTGGCAATCCTTACACTGATTACTATTCCGGCGTTGGTGCCGAGATGGAGACATATTGGGGCAAGCAATTATTACCAAAGCCTCTCTGGGACACATACGTTGCCAATGGTTGTACAACGGTGGAACAACAATTGAATAACTCAGTTTGCAGCACTTTAATCCTCAATTTCATGCGCAAGATTGGAAATTTGAATCCGTATGCTCTAGACTATCCAGTTTGCTTGTCTCCACAACAAATGACAATGAGAAACTATCTTAAGACTGAACAAGTTTTAAATGACAGCTTGGATATTCCTTATGAACCTTGCGAAGATAAGTATTCTTCCAATTATTTGAACCGAGCTGATGTTAAGGCAGCACTACACGTCCACACTGATATTGTTTGGGACGAGTGCTCTAGAACCACAAAATACGAGCTGAAGGACAAGATGTTGCCGATGGAAAAGTATTATAAAATTCTTTTGAATTCCAAGACTCACCCGGATATGCGCATTCTGGTCTATTCCGGCGACGATGACAGTGTTTGCGGGACAATTGGTACTCAACGATGGATTTATGATTTAGGATTTCCTCTTGTACAAGATTGGACCACATGGTACGTCGATGGACAGACTGCTGGATACATTAGTAAGTTTAAGACTCCTTTTTCAGGTAAGAGCCGTTTCACATTTATGACTGTCCATGGTGCGGGACATGAAGTACCAACATACAAGCCAAAAGAAGCGTTAGATTTGTTTGAAAAGTATCTCAGTAATACTATATAAATACCATATGGATACGAAACAAAATAAAAACAAATTAGCTCTTATTTGTTTTAAACCAAATGATATTTATTTAGAATTTCTAAATAAATTCAGTAATTATGAAGTCTATATTATAATAGACGACAACTCGGTGAATTATACAGCACTTTATCAGACAAAGTATAAAAACCTAAAATTTATTCAAATGCTGGAAAAGGTATGTAAGCAATATGGCTTTACAAATGTGAATAAAATTGGGGTTAAGAAACTTGTTAGTGGCTGGGATAAAGCATTGTGTTACTTTGCTTTGAATTTTTTAAATACTAATTTGAATGTATGGTTTATCGAAGACGATATTTTCTTTCATAACGAGGATACATTGTTAAAAATAGACGCAAAATATTCAGACTACGATTTTCTTGCGAATAGTGACTTTAAACCTGCTACCAATAAGAATGATTGGTTGTGGAATTATATACGCATAAAATGTGAAGGTCCATATTATTGCGGTATGGTCTGCGCTGCGCGACTTTCGCAGAATGTTCTAGAAAGAATTTGTGATTATGCGACTTTAAACAAAGAGTTATTCTTCTTGGAAGCATTGTTACCTACTCTTTCTAAAGCTAAGTCAAAGACTAATAAAGAAGAGTCAAAATGTTGCTGCCCAGATGAACTAAAAACAGTCGTATTCAGACATAAGTATACATATGACACAGTGTCTAATAAGGATAATATTTATCATCCAGTTAAGAATATTTTGAGGCACATTGAATTTAGAAACTTATAAAACAAACCGTTAAAACTTGTAAAAAAGGTATTAAATATAACTAACAATTATATTTAATATACAACCACATGTTAACGTGTAATTTACAAGGTGGTCTCGGGAATCAACTCTTCCAAATATTCGCAACTATTGCTTACAGTTTAAAAACTAGTCAATCTTTCTTCTTTATAAATCAATACCAACTAACAAATGAAAGGGATGCAAAAAATGGTGCCACTGTCCGGTACAGTTATTGGGATACATTTCTATCTGGACTAAAGCCATTTATAAAAGACCAAGAAAAGCTTCCCAAACTGGATTTGTATTTTAAAGAATTGTCATTTCAATACGACGCATCCATTTTATTGAACTTATTAAATAATCAGCAAAATGTAAAGATGTTAGTTGGTTACTTTCAAAGCTACAAATATTTTGATACATATAAGAAGGCAATATTCAAACTAATTAAAATAGAGGTGAAACAACTAGCAATCTATACAATTCACCAAAATAATATAGGTTTTGACACAACGGCTTCCATGCATTTCCGATTAGGCGATTATAAAAAGCTAAAAGATTATCATCCTATTTTGACATGTGACTATTATATAAATGCCTTAAATTTAGTTTTAAAAGAGAGACAAACTAACAAACCTCTAAGAACAGTCTTGTATTTTTGCGAAGACACTGATTTTGATGAAGTACTTGAAAAAATCGCATATTTACAAAATGTGTTCCCAGATTTAATATTCGAGCGCGCGGATAATACACTTGATGATTGGGAGCAAATGATTTTAATGAGCTTATGTAGTGACAATATTATTGCGAATAGCACGTTTAGTTGGTGGGGTGCGTATTTTAATACGAACCCTACTAAGACAGTGTGCTACCCAGGTGACTGGTTTGGACCCAAGGCGGGACACAATACATGCGATATGTTTCCGGAGGATTGGACACAAATTTAACGTCTATGTCTTCTAGACTTTTTATAAGACTTTCTAGATTTCTTATAAGATTTCTTATATCTTCTACTACGTCTTTTACCACCGAGAGTTGGACGTTTTCTATTAGGTTCATTATCAGAGTCATCTCTAGGTCCATACTCTCGTTTTCCTGAATACGAAATACGTTCAGAAGGAAACTCAGTGACAGCAGGAGGAGGAGGAAGAGGAGGAGTAGTAACAGGAGGAGGAACGTTATTCATTGTAATATATATATATATATATATTTATAAAAGTAGGTCTTGAAACATAAACCAATTTTCACTAAAATGTATTTGAAATAATTGCGGATTAGTGAAAATACAGTCCATAATTATTTGCTGGTCATCCTTTATAGTAAACCCATTTTGAAAATAATAACGCAGCTTAACGTCAAACAGTCGGCCGTAGATTTCTGCCAACGACTTAGTCAAAATAAAAAACCCACCTGCGAAACATACTTCTTCTATTTTTTCATATGAAATAGGATAATTTGATTTATTATTGATATTCTTATTGGTAGAATAATGTTTAACTATATCATTCTGTAGTTCATTGTATATCATCGGCTCTTTTTGAACGCAGCCGTAATGGATTTTATTAGGAAACTTTAATAAAGATAATTGTGTAGGCCAACTAGTAAATTTGTTTAGTGTTATATTTCTAAAATACCCAATATCACACCAACCGTGACACACCGTATCAAAATATTTATTCCGAATGGTTTCATTTACAAAGTGGATTTTCTCACACCACAACATATTTAGTTGCCAATCCACATTTTTATGGAGCGTTAGTTGACTATTGTTGTGATTTTTTATCCATGCGTCTTTGTACCGATAGCCATAGAATTCTTCCATTGGTTTAATAATGAATCTAATTTTGTCTTTTTTTATAAAAAATTTGTTAGTCTGTATTAATGGTTTAAGTGAATTGTAACCATCTATATCTGTGTATACAACTAGATTGAAATTATTTACAATAGAAAACATATTATGAATCCATTCTAAATACTGTTGTAAAGGAAATTTAGATTTTACAATATACCAACATGTTGAAAATGTGATTAGAATTTTATCAGGAGTTTTTAAAGGTTTTTTGGCTTCCAATTTGTTAGTATAGTTCATTTTAAACATAGAATAAATAAAGAATTATATAAATATATTCAAAAGATATATTTATATTTCAAACTCATACTAACAAATACTTGTAGGAAAATATATAAATAAAAAACATAGAAACAATATTATATATTATACTATACATTATACAATACTAGAAAATGATAAGTCAAGACTATATTCTCCTTATATTCAATTGTGTCAATTATCGCTACAAGGCTTTAAGACAGCAAGAAACTTGGTTACAGGAGCTACCCGGATTACAAAACAAACTTGTATACTATCACGTTATAGGTGACCCTAATTTACCCGACGACTATATATTCGACGAAGGGTTGAGGATATTGTGGTTAAGAGTCGCAGATGACTACAATTCGCTGCCTAAAAAGGTAATTCATGCGTATGAAGCCATTTCTAAAGTATACCATTTCAAGTACATTTTCAAGACAGATGATGACCAATATGTAAGACCAGTTAAATTTTTTGATACACTGATTAAAGTTTTGAATTCTAGATATACAAATTTTACAAACCGTGTCCATTATGGAGGTCATGTTGTAAACGTCAAAGAATCTTATAAGAGCGAGTATTATAGGTTACATCCCGAATTACCACAAGATTTGATTGTTCAGAAGACACAATATTGTAGCGGACGGTTTTATTTGTTATCGCATAATGCTGTTGAAAGTCTTTTGTTAAAAAAAGATGATATTTGTAACGAGTATTTAGAGGATTATGCGATTGGATTTCATATGCCTGTACCAACTTTTAAAGAGAAGATTTTAAATTTGAAAACGGATGAGTTCTTTATTGACTTCGTTTAAATTTTATAATTCATCATTTTACCAAGTTGGTTCTGTTGATTAGCTCTTGCTTTTGCTACCGCTAACGCAGCAAACATGTCCTTCTTATCCAAGTCCGTCATAATTTTCTGATAATTAATACGTTTTTTCTCAATATCACTATAGTCTTCACGCTGTACAACCGTTGGTGGAATAATAAGAAACCATTTGTCAACCGCTTGTAATACAAACCAGAACTTATCTATCGCATACATTGCGTGACTTGCCGGTTTATACATAAGCTGTGTTAGACCCATTTTCACATTTTCCATAAGTTTCTTAATATAATGACCATTTACAAGGTATCCAGTTGTAGTTTGACAACGCTTAACTTTAATACAAACGTCATCAACTTTATCATATGGCGGCATGTTGTTGCCGGCAAGCAATATTACATCCCAATTGTTGCCATTTCTTTGTAAAAAAGTGTCAAAATTTGTCTTAAATACTTCGGGCTCCAAAAACGTAATATCGTCTTCTACAATTAGCACATGGTCCAATTTGTTTTCATATGCGTTTTGTAAAATTCTCAAATGGCTCATACTACAGCCAACAGCGCCATTTTCCATCTTAATAGCATTAAAACGCTCGACATCTGGTAGACCAAGATTTGTTAGTTGGTTTAAAACATGTTCTTTTCTATCAGTTCTGTGCTCTAAATTGATATAAAATGCGTGTTTTATATCTGTAAACGACTTTATACTTGTATCCATTATAATATAAATAGCATAATTATTTTTATATTATAACTTATGTATTATGTTTTTTATATTATAATAAAAAATAAAAAATTGAAATGCTTTTTTAAAAAACAAAATTAAAGATATAAATTTATATAACTCATACAATAACGTTAAAATGTTTACTTATAACAAAGAGCAAATTACCATTGAGAGCATCAGTGCTTTTGATTTGGCAGCCAAGGGGCTGAATGACAAGAACAACAAGACCAGAGAAAATATAATTGGGGCTATTATTAACAACAAAGTCCCTTCTGAATATTACGAATTGGCTAGGTGGCTTGAAATGAAAACCAGTATACACAATTATCTTTCCGAATTAGATAAAACACCATATGACAAGATTGAATGTAAGCACAAGGGTGGCCGCAAATTCAACTTCGACTTTAATATTATATTTCATTTAGAGTCAACTGAGTCACGCATTTACAACATAGAACTTAAATTTAACGCATCTGCGATTGATGAAGCGCCTCAGTTTGTTAGTCCAATGAAACCCAGCCAGTACTTATCCAGTTCCTATGAGGACTATTATTATACAAATTATCTTCCCAGATTAGCAGAAGCTTACAGTGGATTATCAACACCTTCAAAGGAAATGTATATAGCTCAAATTCATACAAATAAACCCAAATGTATTAAGGATTTCCAAGAGATTTATTATAAAGGCTGCGAGGCAAGCAGCAAATTCACAAAAAATGAAGAAGATATTAAATTCTACGAACTGGCTAAACAATTATCAAGTGAGAGTATTTCAACCTTTGTAGCACAGACTGACCTTAATATTGAATTGCTGTCGGAATATTTACATACATCACAGCAAGGCAAAATATATATGCTTTATTTGGACGGCAAATTTACAAAACAATATGCCAATTTGGCCGACTATATGATAGTAAGCGTGGTTAAGAGCCCACAAAAATTTAGATATGAATGTTTGAGCGCAA